CACCAACAACCTGAACGGCGCAGGCATCCTCACGGTGTACAGCTCCTTCGGGAGTGGCCTGCGCGTTTGGGGCAACCGCTCGTCAGCCTACCCGACCTCGACGGCGCCCGACAACTTCATCCCGATCCGCCGCACGCTCGACGTACTTGAGGAGTCGGTGGAGCTGTTCGCGTTGCAGTTCCTGGACGGCCCGATCAACAACGGGCTGATCACGTCGGTCCTGCAATCGGTCAACTCGTTCATTCGCACGTTGATTCAGCGCGGCGCCCTCGAACCGGGCTCCAACGCGATCTACGACCCGAACGACAACCCACCCTCCGAGCTCGCCGCGGGGCACCTGACATTCCGTCTCGATGTGATGCCACCGCCGCCGGCCGAGCGCATCACCTTCAACGTGTTCATCGACACGGCACTCCTCTCGAATCTCGGGACGACAACCGCGTAAGTCACGATGTCAAATCCTGCCGCAGATGCCGCTACCGCCACCGCCGCCTCCCCCCCGGCGGTGGTCCCGCCTGCGCCGTGGCGCTTGTTTGATCCGAGTCTCCCGCTAGCGCTCCCGGAAGGCAGCGTGCGGGCCATTCTCGCGTTGCTGGTGATCGGCGCTGATCTCTACATTCAGATTAGCGGCAAAGCTGCGCCGGCCGGGCTCGATACGTGGGCCACCGTCGCGTTTACGTACTACTTCGCGCAGGCGATGAATCGACCGAAGCCGGCGGGGTGAAGGAGCAAGCACTATGCAAGTGAACGTTTCAAGGTTGACAAATTGCAATGTATACGTGGACGGTGCCAACCTGCTCGGGATGGCCGAAGAAGTGACCGTGCCGGGCATCAAGACGAAGCTCGCGGACCACAAGGGCCTCGGCATGGTGGGCACGCTAGAGGTCCCCGCCGGTATCGACAAGATCGAGGCCAAGTTTAAGTGGGTCTCGATCTATCTTGAGGCCGAACTCGCGATGGCCACGCCGTACACCACCCGGCAGTTTCAGGTGCGCGGCTCGATCGAAACTTACACGTCGGTGGGGCTGACTGCGCAAACCCCTGGTGTGTGGCTGCTTACGGGTGCACTGAAAGACAGTGGGGACGTTGCCTTCAAGCAGCACGATAACGTTTCCAAGACCTCAACGCTCGCGGTGTACCATCTGGAACAGTACATCGGCGGCAAGCAGGTCCTGCTCTACGACGTGATGGCGAACATCTACACGGTCAACGGCGTCGACCAGCTGGCGCAGTACCGCGCGAACCTCGGGATTTGACCTATCGACTGATCGCAAAAACGAATCAGTCCGGCGCCCGGCCGGCCAAGCAACGGGCAAGGAGGAAATCATGATCTGGGTGAATCTCACCTACAGGCAACGCGATCCGCGTGGCTGCGACCTGCCCATCGACCAGTGCGAGAAAACTAAGAACGGCCCGTTTGTCTCGGCTGACAGCGCCGAGCTGTACGCCCGCGCCGTCGCCAACGTAACGCCGGTCTTCCAGACCGAGATCGTGGAGGGCTGAGATGGCCGACGCCGCGATTGACGGACGAATCCCGGAGCGCGAAGTCTTCCTGCCCGGTTGCGAGAAGCTGGCGAAGATCTCCGGCCGCCCACTGAAGGGCCGCGACATGATCCAGGCACAGCGCTACGCCGCGAAGGACGGCGACACAGCTGGCGGCTTCGCGCTGCTGGCGACGGTCGTGACCATCGACGGCATGCCGCAGGTGTACGAGGACTTCCTCGATATGGATACGCGGGACATCACCGCCATCTCCAACGCGGTCAAGGGTGACCCCCGTTTTCCCACGCCGGCGGACGCAGCAGCAGCGACGACGCAGCCGCCGGCCTCGCGGGGCTCGTCGCCTTCGGGTTCAGCGTAGCGGAGATCAAGGAGATGGACCTGGACGAGCTCAGCTACTGGGGCGAGGCGGTGAGCGCGTACAACCGCGCCGTCGAGGCAGCGTCGAAGCGATGAGAGAGCGCGGCTTCCACGGCTCGCTAGCAATCCAGGTCGGTCCGCACGACTTCGCGCCGCTCGGCTGGCTGGATCGGTTCCGCACGTTCGGGCGGTGCCGGGCCTGCTACCTGCCGCGTATCGTGCATCCGGTCGAGCAGTACGTGATGGCGCGGCCCCTGGGGGATAGCAGCCCGGCCCTGTTGTGCGGCTGCCGGGTGAGCGTGAGCTGATGCAGTCGCTGTTCAACCTCGGTTTCGTCGTCTCGCTGAAGGACCACGTCAGCGGGGCGCTCAAGCACATCGAAGGCAATCTCGGGCACCTCAACGAGACGGTGAAGCAGACGCGCAACTGGCGCGAGGCCGGTATCAACATGGCCGAGATTGGTGTCGGCGCCGTGGCGATGGGTGGCGCCGCCGCGCTGGCGCTGAAGTCCGTACTGGAGCCGGCGATGGCCATGCAGGGCGTCATGGCGCATGTGGCCACCGCAGTCAACGACGGCGCCGAGCAGACCGAGCACCTCCGGCAAGTAATGGAAATGGCCGACGAGGTGGCGAGCCGCAGCGTCGTCACCGACGAACAGCTGGCGCAAGCATACTACCTCGCTCGTTCCAACATGCTCAGCCACGAGCGGGCGCTCGAAGCGGTGCGCGCGGCAACCATCCTGGTACAGGGCACCACCGAGAACGCCGCGGCCGCCCAAGCGTCGATGGGTGAGACGACACGCACGCTCACCGCGCTCATGTTCAATCTGGGTGGTAGCGCCGAGGGCTGGGGCGATTTCCTGGCGTTGCTGCAAACCAAGTACGCCTTCTCGAACATCAACGAGATCACTGAAGCGCTCAAGTATGCGGTCCCCACGATGGCGGCTTTTCACATCAGCTCGCAGCAGACGGCCGCGGCGCTGGCTGGGCTCTCGGCAGCGGGCATTCATTCGCAGCAAGCCGGTGTGGCGTTCCGCCAATTCGTCTCGAAGTTTGCGGCGCCGAAGGAGTCGCTCGCGCCGTTCGTTGCGTACAACAAAGAAGGCCTAGACGTTCTGACGACCCTGGCCAACATCTCGAAGGCGGTGCACGCGCTGCCTGTCCCGGAGCGCGGTGGATTCCTGAAGGGCCTGGGCTTCGAGCTGCGCTCGCTCACCGGCGTCGCCTTGCTGAGCGACAAGACGCAGCTGCTGGGCGAGGTCGAGGCGGATATGTACCACGCCGCCGGCTACTCGGCCGAGGCGAGCGCCAAGCGCATGTCTGCCCTCGACGAGCAGCTCACCGTGGCGCGCAACAACTGGATGCTGCTCAAGGAGGCGATCGGCGTCGCGCTCCTGCCGTCCGTCGCGACTGCGGTCGGCGCGATGACGCGACTCGTGCAGAGCTTCCGGGGTGTCGCCGAGGCGCACCCGACGCTCGTTAAGCTGGCGGTCGGCTTCACAGCGATCGCGGCGGCTGTCCTCATTCCGGTGGGCTCGTTGCTCATCTTCACGGGCGGCCTGATCGCCGCGGCGTCCTACCTGCCGGGCATTGCGTTGATCGGCACTGCCTTCGCCGCGATCGCCGCACCGATCTGGGCTGCCACCGCGGCGGTGGTCACGTTCCTGGCCACCAACCCGATCGGCTGGGCGATCCTTGCCGGCGCCGCGGCCGTCGCGATCTATCAACACTGGGACAGTATCAAGGCCTATTTCGGGACCTTCGCAGCCGACATCTGGAAGCACTCGACCTGGGCGCAGGCGGCCTGGGCGGCGGTGAAGCCGTTCTTCGTCGCGTTCTGGAACGATCCAAAGCGGGCCTTCAGTGATTTCCTCTCGTGGCTCACGGACTGGGCCAGCAAGCTGCCGTCGCTGCTGTACGACGCCGGCGCCGGTCTCGTGAAGGGCCTGGCCGATGGGATCATGTCGGGCGCCCATCTGGCCGTAGAGGCGGTCAAGAACATCGCCGGCACGATCAAGGACTACTTCGTCGCCCACAGCCCGCCCACGGTCGGCCCACTGCGCGAGCTGGCGCACGTGCGCATCGTGCAGACCATCGCCGAGATGATGGACCCCGGCCCAGTCATTGCCGCTTCGCGCCGTGTGGCTGCCGCCGTGGCGATTGCGATGCCGCTCACGTTTGCACCGATGACATCGGCCGCCGCCATGCCGGCGCTCACGTCGTCAACGTCGCCGATCACAGTTCCGCTGCCGGCGGCCGCACCCTATCGCGGTCACAGCACGGTGCACCTGACCTACTCGCCGACCATCACCGTCAACGGCGACGCGGACCGCGACGACATCAAGCGGCTACTCGACCAGCATGCAGACGACCTCCTGCGCAAGCTGCGGGACGAGCAAGAGCGCGCGGAGCGGACGGCGTACTGATGTCCATTTTTGGCGTGCTCGGCCTGATCGAGTTCGAGGCGATCGCCTCACCGGAGGAGTTCGAGAGCACGCGCGCCTACACCTACGCCACGCACCAGGTCGTCGAAGACGCCCCCAAGCTCCAATGGCTGGCGCCCGACCTGGAAGAGATCACGCTGCGCATGGGCTGGCACCAGAACTTCACCAGCCCGCAGGCTCAGTATGCGCTGCTGGTGACGTCGGCCGAGTTGCACTTCCCGCTGCCGCTGGTGTTCGGCAACGGCAGCTATCGCGGCCTGTTCGTCATCATCGCCATTCGCCAGCAGATTCTGTGGGCGGCGAGCAACGGCACGCCGATCTGGATGAAGGCAACCGTTGTCCTGAAGGAGTTCAAGCCGGGCTTGCTGGCGTTCCTCGGCCGCACGCTCGCCGGTGTGCTGGGCAGCGTGCTGCCGCTGGGGATCTCGCCGAGCGCGCCGGCGCAGCCTGGCGTGTCGGCGCTCACTGCGACGCCGGCGCCGATCGAGGCGACTGAATCAGCTATGGCTGGCGAGGCCGTAGACTTCACAACAGTCAGCCACGAGACCGCGTTGCGGGTGCCGCTCTGATGGCTGACGAGACGTTCATCCGGCACGTCACGCGCGACGCAGATCGGTGGGATCTGATCGCCTCGACCTTCTACGGCGACGCGACGAACTACGCCGGACTGATCGCCGCGAATCCGCGCGTGCCGATCTACCCAGTGCTGCCTGCCGGGGTGGAGCTGTTCATTCCGATCATCCCGCCGCCGGCGACGACGCAACCGCTGCCGCCGTGGATCGCGGCCGCGCAGAAAGCGGGGCAGCTCTGATGGCATTCCCGGCGCTTCGTTTTCCGGTCGTACCGCATCCGGCGTGGCGGCTGAAGTACTCCCAAGAGGGTCGCGGTGGCGACATCAGCGAGGACATCTCGCCGAGCGTGATCTCCGTCACCTACCACGACAAAGAGGAGCACGCCGCGAGCGAGATCGAGGTGAAGGTGGAGGACAGCAATCACCTCTGGCAGGGGCCATGGTTTCCACAGCGCGGGGACGTGCTGGATCTTTCCATCGGCTACACCGGCGCCGTCGTCCCGTGCGGCCTGTTCGAGATTGACGAAGTGTTCGCGGACGGTCCGCCGGACGTGTGCACGATCAAGGCAATCTCGGCCTACGTCACGCCGGCCCTGCGGACGCGATTCTCGCGCGCCTACGAGGGCCAGACACTCCGGCAGATTGCGGCGACCATCGCGCTGAACCACGGCCTGGAATTGGTCTTTGACCAGGTGGCCCCGGACGTGACGCTCAACCGGGTCACGCAGAAGCACGAGACGGATCTTGGCTTCCTCCGTCGTATCGCCAACGCGTACGGCTACGGTTTCACCATCCGCGGCCAGCAGCTCGTGTTCCGATCGCGGCTGGAAGCGGAGGCGGCGCCGCCGATCGACACCATCAATCGGACCAACCTGATGGGCTTCAACTTCAAGACCGTCACGCATCAGATTTACCAGGCAGCAGAGGTGAGCTACTTCGACCCGTCGCTCAAGGCATTGACCACCGCCACCGCGACAGCCCGTCGTGATGCGTCGACGGGAGACACGCTCAGCGTCCCGCAACGCGCAGAGACGGGCCAGGACGCTACCGCGAAGGCCGAGGCGGCACTCCACGGCAACAACATGGCCGAGGTCACCGGGACGCTCAACGGCGAGGGAAATACGCTGTGGTTCGCCGGCTTCAACGTGACGGTGACGGGCTTCGGGCAATGGAACGGGACCTACCACATTGACCGCAGCCGCCATTCGCTGCGGCGGGGGACCACGGAAGGCTACCTCACCAGCATCGAAGTACGGAGAGTGGCAAATGCCTGATCTGCGCCGCGCCAAGATCTCCGAGGAGCTCGGGACAAAGGGGCCACTGTCCGGTGCGCACTTCCGCACGGGGCTGGTTGCCGAGCAGGACGTGCCTGGCTGCCGCGTGCGCATTCG